TTATCATCCTTTCTATGTGGGTATTTAGTTACTGCTCTAAGATCACCATCTAGTCGGAACTTTATCTTCCCGTCTGACGTGTAATAAAGACTACCTATAGTACCTACCGATTGCAGATTGTGAGCTTTAATGTTATTATACTGCTCCTGTAACGACGCTATGTCGAACAGATTGGCGGTTACTTGTAGGGTGGCCTCTTGCGGTGAAAAAGGGTGTTCCGCAATATACTGATCAAGAGACTTTGCGTCTGCTGCGCCTTTCTTCTTCTCCCGCATAGAGTTCTCATATTCTCTTGCCGCCTGCTCTTGAGAATTTCCATCATCATCAATAAAACCATCTAAGTTCTTGTGTATAGGTATGAAAAATCCACACCTAGTTCCTATAGCCCCCTCATCCCAGATATTCTCATAGGACATACAATCATAGGCGTCTGGGTTATAAAAAATCTCTTCCATAGCTTCAAAGTCCCCGTCTTTAGTACCACCAGTACCAAAAGCTATCATCAATCCTAAAGTTTTTGACCCTTGCCTCATAGTAGGCATAGTTACCTCCCATGCTTTTAATAATCCAGGAAAAGCACCGGCTTCCTCAAAAAATATGAGCTCTCCAGCCTTACCCCGCACTTTGTCTGGGGCATCCTTAAGTGATACCCCCATGATCTGGGACTTCATTCCCATCTCTATCTCAATACCATTGACTTTCTTCTTGTAGCCGGACATCTTATGCATCTCCCTATCCTTAAGGCGGGGTTGCGCCCACGCGGTATGATCGTCAATGAAAGATAAAAACTCCCAAGCTTTAGATAAAAGACCGTCACCTATAAGGTATTCTTTTTGCGCAGCAAAAACAAAATTCTTAGAATTCCTAACAAAGAAGTAGTTTCTAGCTAACATACTACCTGCTTTGTAAGAATACCCTTTACGTCTAGCTTTAAGTACGATCATATGCTTGTCTTGAGCCCTGGCCTTCTCTATCTCATGATAGTATTCCCAATCCCCATCATAAAAACTAGGGAAGGTCCTCTCACGTCGAGACTGAGTAGTGCCGTCTGGCATGATCTCATCTATAGCCCTATCTATAGGACAGTAGTTTAAATAAAAGTAATGAAAGCCTGTAATAGACAATGCCTCTGGGGTACCCGAATCAACGGTATACCCATAGAGACATCTTTTCTTCTCGCCGTCCCAATACTCATAATAATCCCTTGTACCTGGAAGAGCGTCAGTATAATGCCCAGATTTTAAAAACTTAACTGCTGAAGGGCGTACCCTATCTATGTTTTTGAATCTCGACATTCCTTTTTAATCTCTAACAGTTCTAAGCACTTCTCGTATTCCTCTACGTCCGTGAAATACTCTATTACAATATCTAGAACATCTTCTGTCCGCCCGTCTTCCTCAAAAGGATCAAAAGGCAGAGGATACTCATCTATAGTTTTCTCTTCTAGATCATAATAAATATCATCTAAAGTCTTTTTTCTAGTGATTAGATCATATGCATTGTACATAGACGCACTGTATAGCTCTAAATCATCTAGAAAATCCATAGTATTAATTTTTTACACCCAAGTTTAAAACCACTAATTTAAACTTTTTTAAGGAAAGATCACAATAAAATTCAAAAATAGTTAGTTTACTAACTCGAAAAATAATCTCTACCTTATCTGCCTGTTTCTTATGGGTGGCACCCTTTATCCATTTAATCATAATTATTTAATTTTAATTTACATACTGTATTTGTTAACTTCAATGCCACCTCTATTAGAGTTGGCGGCCTGCTCTTCTTTCTTTACTATCTCTTCCAATCGTGTTAGCCCGTCTACAACCTTCCCCATCTTTTCTAGATTACCTATAAGGTCTTTGGCTGTATATATAGGTTTACCACGGTCGTCTAATGTAGTAAGATCTATGGTCCTGAAGTATTTTTCTAATTTAGTTACAGACTCTTTAGCTGCTTTTAATAGCCGCACCGCGGAAGTCTCTACTAGCTTGTCATATCGATCACAGGCAGCTAATACTTTAGGGGAGGGAGTAAATTTACTTCCTTCGCCAAAGATACTATCTTTTACCTCAACTAATCGCTGCTCCCAATCATATATTGAAAATGGAGATCGGTGATCACACATAAAGTAAACAAATGATAGCTCTGTACCTTTCAGGCCCTTAAATTCCCGAACAGTCATAGCATACGCGCTTGGGATAGCTTTATTATCCTTTATAAATATTAGATCATCCTTTAGTCTCATCTTTCTTTTTTCTGTTATTCATATGCTCCAACCTTTTTGGGTTTACATGAAACTTACCGAAATATGGTAATCGTATTCCAGCAAACTTCCCCTCCTTCATTTTTTTAGATACAAATTTGAATTGGTAGTTAGCTATCTCCTCTATTTTGTGTAGTGGGAGATCATACTTAGTGGCTAAGGCACTTATGATGGCTTTCTTATCCTTGAGCATCCCATTTCTTTACTGGACAGTCCGAGGTTTTCCACTTTGCCTTATGCTCCACTTTACATCCACACTTACCACACGTCATCTTGCGTTTCTTTAAGTCAGGGCAACCATTACAGGTTAACAACCTGTCCGAATACTCTTTAGGGGATACATTAGGTGCTCCCTGAGCTAAATACTTAACGGCCTCTTTACCAAAGGTTTTAATCATGGTAAGTATACCTGGGGGCTTCTCATACAGATCGTCATTATTCATATTTATATATTTTAACCACTATCATGTCACCTTCGAATGTTTGAAACACTTCTATCTCATACGGTGGCACATCATATTCGATTCTAAGGATTTCATACTTGGTTCCCGGAATTACTTCGGTTGATATGTAGTTCCACATGGGTAACTTTAGGATTTAAAAAGGCATTCATTGTATATGATACCCCACTCTTTTTAATTGCACCCTTATCTTTAAATCTTTTAACGTAGTTGTTAAGTGTATTGTAATCTTCTATCCCTACAATCTTAGCTACCCGTTTCTTATTAGGTACGCTGCACAAGTTAGGGCCTTTAGCCTTTAAATCCATAAACGCGGCTAATATTTCCATTTCTTTATTAGTTAAATGAAATAATCCGTTCCACAATTGTAGATACTTGTAGGTTGTATCTATTTTAATCGTTAGCTTTTTCTTCATCAATATTAAATTTTATTTTGGCCCTGCCGTTCTCTATTGAGATGCTGCAGGTTGTTGATTGCCTATTAAACTCCTCTACGTACTCAGTCATCCCTTCCCGCCCACATATAAACGTAAGGAAAACCTGCAACTCTTTAGCAATTTGCTTGAGTCGTAGTTCCTTTTCCTTAGCTTCGTTTGTGGATTTGAGTAGTTTATGGTAATCCTCCAATGCTATTGTAGCACTGCCTTTTACCATTTCCCTAAAATTTGGTGCTCACCTACGACAAGGAAGTCTTCCCCGTCAATCTCTGCGCGTACTGCTTCTGTCCTGGGATCTATCATGACTGTATCCCCAACCTCTATAAATTGACAGTGCGGCCCTTTAGCTAATACCGCAAGTATGTTTGTAGCACTCTGCTTAGCTAGTTCCTCATCTATGTAGATACCTGCTTTTGTTTTGGTGACTACTGGGTTAGGTAATACTACCCATGCGCCGTTAGGCTTAAATTTTAAATCGCTCATTACTTTATATATTAGTTTGGTACAAATATATAAAATAATTCCTTATAAACCTATTCTGCTATTACTAGCGTTTTATTTTATATCCGTTGATTCAATAAGAGTGTAGGTAAAACTATTCCTCCAAATTTTCTCCCCTTGTTTCATAATCTTCATAAACTTTTTCCAAGCATCATTTGATGCTATCACCTGACACCCGGCTGACCACTTATTTACTTGAGTGGATTTCTTACCTGCGTATTTTGAAGCTCTATGTATATTGATTCCAAACACACCTGTATCAGTTTTTACAAGATCGTAGTTACCATCCTTGTTATTATCACGATAAACCGTCACAGGATTTTGTTGACCTAATGCCTCATACTGACCGAGGTGTTTCCTAATCTTATGTGATTTAGAATACTGCCCAGGCTTAAGGATTGCCACCCCTTTATCGTTCATTACATTTTCCACCCAGTGTGTCCCTGGATCTGTGGTACAATCAAACTCATGATATTGCCACTCTCCCTTTATCTTGTATGACACCGTCATTAAGTCATCAAACTTATTTGTAACCTTATTAGCTGTTTCAGAGTTTCTAATACCAACTATGTTGACATTCCAATCTCCTACCTCAAAAAACTTATAGCCTTTAGATATTACAGCATCTTTAATCTGTTCTTTTGAATACATTGCTTTACCTATTAAACATAATTTCTCCCTTAGAGTTTTAATTACGAACCAGCTTTTTGCAGTTGACAGTGCTTCTCTTTCGAGTTACCCAGGGGTGATAAGATCGATGTTAATTCATCACACTTACCTATGTGTAGTCCACCCCAATCAACGCTTATAGCTGATCCTTTTGAAGCTATGGGAGAAAATTTCCTACTTACTTATAGTGTCTCCCGACAGTTTTGTAAGCGTTAACCGGACTAATCCAATTGATATAAATCCCACGTCTGACCCCCTACTTGTTTACCTCAGGGGTGATACGGTAGTATTCCGTGCTTCGTGAAATGCAAATATAGGAGATAGCATCGATAAAACCAAACCTAAAATAAAATTTTTTCCCCGAGTATTATAAAGTTGACCTGGAGGGCCATACTTCGTAGGGGTCCCCTTACCTATTGGGATAAGTTTTGAGATAGACTAAAATTTAAAAATTCGGTTTGTTAGTGAGTGTGTTGGGGTATTAGATAAAACACCCCACCGAGTTTTTGGTGGCCAAGTGGCCCCCCAAATGTAAACATAGTTTAATTAAATCCTTTTACCCATGGCTAAAACAATTAGCAACAAAGTTGATTATGCTGCACGTAATGCAGCATATGTCGGTAAGACACTACGTGTCGTTACCTGTAGTAAGGATACTAGACCTAAGAAGAATGGCTTCTTCATTAGTCTGGCATCCTCTAATATTAATAGTCGAGAGTTAATCTCGAGCTATAGCAGTAGCAGGCTAAAGCCTGGCTCCTTCGTGACCATCAATCAAGATGGATGGCTCACTGGTATTGCTTCCGTCTCCGACGTGAAAGCAATCCTCAAAGAAGACATAGCGTACAAGTCCGCTGTATCTTCTTTAAACTCCCTTAAATAGGGAGTTTTTTTAAATAATAGTATGTGACATAGTCCTATGGTCTAGTCACTTAGGTAACCATGTTGGTTAAGGTGAGGTGGGAGAGAGTGGGAGTCAATGTAATGGCCAGATCTCTCTCCCCATTTCACAGCCAATATATCTATCCATCTAATTCAAGCTATAACAAAGTATAGCACATTCAACAAATATTCATCTAAATTCATAAGAAAACATGGGACATAAATCCTATTCAATGGTAGCATTACTTACAACTCAAGTAGCTAACCTAACTGATGCATTAAATGTATCACAAGAGATCAACCAACGTCAACTAGACCAAATGGATGGCTTTCAACAAGAGCTATTCGCTATGGAAGCAAACCATAGTAGTCATCTGGAATACTCTCAAGAGCAACAACAAATAATAGAAGCTCAAAAGGAGATAGTAGCAGAGCACCAACAAAGATTCCTAGACTTAGAAGCAAAGTTAAAGAACACTCAATTTGAGCTCTCTGCTATGACAGATCAGTGCCTAGCTAATGACAATCATGCAGCCATGGAATATACACCTCCAACAACAGAAGAGGAAATAAACTGTGCAACTGAAATGACTAAGCGATTAGTATCATTAGAGATATTACAACATCTCAAGAAAAAGAACATCTCAGTCAGTACTAAACACGGTAAGTTTGAAGTGCCTACTAATGTTGAGCAATTACCTCCAAGTCTTTGCAAACCTAAGCATAATGGTAAAGCTAATCCATTTTGGGGGGCAGCATATCAAAGAGCAAGGAGAGACGTGAAGAAGAACCTTGAAACTCTTCAAGCATGAAATACTTCCTACCCGCATGCGTTAGAGGCGTAGGATATATCCTTGCATTTGCATTGACATATCTTACAGTCCATACTGTACTAACAACGATACTCGCCTTAATATCAGGAGAGACGTTTATAGGACTATTCCAATCAGGCCTAGCATTACTAAGTATACTTCTCACAATCTTAACAATAGGTATTATCCTAAAGATAGAAGCAGATATAGAAAAGGAAGCTAACCGAAGAAATGAGTACCGATGAGCCAAAACAGAGAACATAGCAAGCCCTTATTATATTTAGGGGCTTGCTTAAGCTCTGAAGATAAAGATACTATGACTACTACTTTAAAAGATAAGTATGGTTACAATACTCTTGACCTTCAAAGCTTTTGGAATCAGACACTAATCTTAAAAACCCAGGCAAATGCGAGAAGCATGTAACCAAATATTTGACTTATGCGTCCAAGCACTAATATTCTTAGCGGACGTTATAAATATATCGTATAAAGAAATCAATGTAATACTGTTTGTGATATGGATGCCATTACACATCTTAGTCTTACACTACATTCTATATAAGAAAAGAACACAACTATGAGACACATCATAGTAATACTACTAGGAATAATTACTACCACAAGTATAGCACAAAACTGTCTTGATGGTAATTATCATACATCCGATACCGGTAAACATATTCGGATACTGCTTGATGACATGGACAACATACATGAATTACAATATTGCACAGTTATGTACAATACAGACATGTACGTCATACCCATGACTATCATCAAATGGAGAATGACACAAAAAGGATTAAGAATCAAAGCAAGACTTTACGACAAAGATCTAGACGATTTACCTTATGTCTTCTACCTAAAAGAAGAATGAAGAGTAACTCTTACCTCGGGCCGTTCCCTAATCCCTAACACACATTTGGAAGGTAAGAGTTATTTTAATAAAAACAATCAAAACATCTAAAACCAGCATAAATCATGAATGGAATTAAACTAGACTTAGGCCAAGACATAGGCACAGTCATAAAAGACGCACTATCTAAGATAGTCAATGAAGACAAAAAAATCTTCACGGACGCAATAGAAACCTTAGTACAAGAAGAAGTACAAAAGCTTAGACCTACTAAAGTAGTGATACCAGGGAGACCTATTCACATACTTAAGCAAAGAGCACATAAACAGTTCAAGATAACTGCTACATTGTGTAACATAAGCAGACAATGTATGTTAGTGGGGCCTGCAGGAACAGGTAAAACTACATTAGCTGCACAAGTAGCTAAAGCTGCAAATCTAAACTTCGCTGCTATCTCTTGCTCTGCAGGAATGAGTGAAGCACACCTAACCGGCAGAATGTTATTTAATGGGGAATACGTAAGCTCTCAATTTGTTGAAATCTTTGAAAATGGAGGAGTATTTCTATTTGACGAGATAGACGCTGCAGATCCTAATACGTTATTAGTTATCAACTCTGCTTTGGCTAACGGATACATCAACCTAGTAAATAGGAAAGATAAACCCGTAGCTAAAAGACATGGAGACACTGTTATTATAGTGGCAGGTAACTCATATGGTACAGGCTCTGATATTTATCACGGTAGAAACTACTTAGACGCAGCATTCCTTGATAGGTTTGCTTTGACTAAAATAGAAGTAAACTATGATGAAGAGTTAGAAAAATCCTTCGGTGCAGATATTTCCGATAAATTAGTAATCGGTAAGTTTCACCAGTTCAGAGCTAACGTAAAGAACTATGAAATTAAGCGCACTGTATCTACAAGAGCTATCATTGATGCTCTTATGCAAAAGAAAGCAGGATTAAGTATGCAAGGAATCTACGACAGATTCT